GCCGGAGCGCTCAGGCTCAACGGGTGACGTGCGCACTATAACACCGAAGCCTGCGCCGCGTCACAGCCGAGCAGGCCTGACACCGAGTACCTCCACACCGGGATGCAGCAGCCGGTACAGCCAGCCGGCAGACCACTGGCTACGGGCCTGGATCAACGGCGGGCAGCGGCAGCGCCCAGTGGGGGAGCCAGTGGGAGTACCACCGCGAGCTCAGTCCGCTGGTTCGATCTTCAAGATTCCAGCGGCCATCGGCGTTGAGGCGGCTGCTGAACCAACACCTCCCCTCCGCATCCAAGTCCTCCGGCCCCGGCAGCCGCTCGCTCACCGGGATGGGGATGGGGGTGATGTTGCCCCAGCTGGTGAGAGCAGCCCGCATTGACTGAATGGGCTCGCCGTCGTATTCAGCCGCGAGGTCGTACAGCTCCTCATCCGTCGGCTCCTCCGGCGCCGGCTGGGCCAGGGCGGTGCGGGCACGGGCAAGAAGCCCATCGTCCTCATCGCCATCCCACAAGCCTTCACCAACAGCCACGGCTTGAGCGGCCTGGGCGTGGGCGAGCAGCTCAAGGCACAGGGCGCGATAGTCGGTGGTCATGGCGCGTCAGTGGTGGTGGTCTGACTCTGGCCCCGCATCGCAGCATGGGCATACCCCGCCAGGTCGGTCCAGTGCTCGGGGTCGTGCGGGTCGGCGCCGCTGAGGATGCGAGCGATCTTGTGGCAGATCATGTCAAGGGCTTCTTGCTCGCCGTGTGTCAGAAGGTGCCAGTTGGCGCCGTGATGGATAGGGATCTTCAGGCTCTGGGACAGCGTTCCCACGGCTTCCATGCCGCCGTGCTGGTGGTCGCGGTTGGGAATGCTCACAACAGCTCCTCCTGTTTGGTCTGCAGCGCCTCCAGCGCACGCCGCAGGTGGTCGTTTGACGCCTCGATCGTTGGACCCCAGCCCTGAGCGCGGCGGCTGGTGATCATGCTCAGCGCAGTTTCGATCTGTTTGCGCAGCCTGAAGGCCTCCGAAACGGCACGCTCCTGGCGCTGCTCGGCCTGCACGGCGGCGATGTCGGCGGCGTTGGGGATGGTGACCCATTTGCGGTGCCACTGATCTCCCCCGTACTCGCCACCGTCGGACCGCATGAAGCGGATGTTGGCAACGGTGATCTGGGTCTTGGTCACCTTGGCAACGTGCGCCAGCGTCCTGCCCCTGCTGCTGTTGATGATCACCGTGTCACCCACGGCGATGTTGGCGAAGTCTCGGTGGCTCACGCCGCACCTCCCCGGTCAGGCCGCAGCGGGATCACCTCAGCCGTCAGCTGCTTCAGTAGTGCATTGGCGGCGTCTGAATGATTCAACACCACTAGCTCAGCGGCCAGATACTCGATGACGCTACGGATGCCTCGACTGTCACCCAATGGCCTGTAGTGAGTGCCTTCTTCGTAGGCCTGGCGGCAACGATTGATTAGGGATGTGTCCATGATAATTAAGCAGCAACCGGCTGCTGACGGCGGCGCTTCGGCCGGTGTTGTTGCTCGGGCAGCACCTGCCCCTTGATGCGGGCGTAGCGGGCGTTCAGTGCCGCCCACACCTCACTGTCTTTGAACTCGAAATGGACCGTGCCCTTCTTGTAGGGCCGGAACAGGAAGAACCCCCACTCGTACCAATCGCCGGGCCAGTACTGGTTCTCGCTGATGCGCTCCGGGGTGCGCACTTCCTCGATGGCGCGGCCGGTGATGAAACACAGGGCTTTGATCAGGTCCTGGATCTCATCCCACTGGCTGCCATAGGTCTGCAACCGCACCATGCGAGGGTCGCTATAGGCCAGCTCCGCCATGTGCGGGCGGATGAACCGCTGGTTCAGCATGTAGCCGCTGTTCGTGGCCCAGCCCTCCACGCCATAGCGGTTCTCCGTGGTGTAGCGGGTCAGGCTGTCGATGGCCTCCTCCACCGCGCGATCGATCCGCTGCTCCTGGGTGCCGGCGACGATCTGGAGCATCCGGTAGATGTTCCGCTCAGTGAACGGGATCCGGGACTGCTGCTCAACAAAGCGGTTGATGTCCTTCGCCAGCTGACTGGTGGCCATCTGCTGCGGCAGGAACTCTGCGAAGACATGCTTCCAGGCCTGCTTTTGCAGGTCCTTCCTGAAACGGTTGCGGGTAACGGCCTGGCCCTCAATCGTGACCTGCAGGCCAAGATCCTTGCCGAAGAACCCGTCGAGCACATTGCGGAGCCGCACGCCGGCCGCCACCTGCTCGTCATAGATCCGGCAGGCCTCGACGTAGCGGTTCACGATGTCGCGGGACCGCCGGTAGGGGATCAGGCCATGGCCCTGAGCCTCGATGTCGTCGGCGCCTAGGAAGAAACCGTCGAACTCATCCGCACCGGGGCGGGCGCCTGGCTTCGTCAGTCGCACGAGGCCGACACTGACGCGGGTGGGGCGCTCAGAGGTGCTGAAGCATTCTCCCAAGCACTCGCTGCTGCCGTGGCTCTCAATCAGCTTCGCCAGCTGGAGCTGCAGGCCGCGGTAGTGGCCGGAGATGGTGTTCCAGTTGGCCAGGGCGACGATCTCGCACCCTGGTGGCGCGATGGCCCAGGCGTGCAGGATGTGGGCCTCGTCCGCCGAGAACGGTGGGTTCATCACCACCAGGTCTGCATGGCTGATCTGCTCGGCCGTGACCGTCAGCCAGTCCGCGCCGATCAGGCGGCTGTCGGGGATGGCAGCGAGGATGGCCCGCAGCTCCGGCTCAGGCTCCACCGTCAGCACTTCGGCAGCGCCACGGTCAAGGCACTCGCGGACCAGGTTGCCGCTGCCGGCGCTGGGCTCGATCACGACTCGGCCACGGAGGTCAAGCGGGTCGAGCATGGTGGCTGCGACTTCAGGTGGGGTGGGGTAGAAGTCTTGGCCGAAGAGGGTCATGTGGTGGCCTCCAGGGTGAGCAGCTCACCGGTGGAGCTCCAGCGGAGGCCGTGGCCGGCGCAGACGGTGGAGCCATCAGGAAGGCGGTGACCAAGAGCAATGGGGATGCCGCGATGTGGGCAGAGGCCGTCGGGGCCGATGCGGCAGCGGCGGTGCTTGTCCTCAAGCGGTCGGGTGAACTTCACCGGCTCCCAACGGTCAGCCTGGCGGCGGCAGAGGCGGCGCTTCACGGCGAACTGAAGCTCCCTGCTGTTATCCCAGGAATGTGCGGACGGGTCGTCGACGGACAGGACCTTGCCGAGACGTGAGAGCAGGCCGCCATGGGCGCTGAGCGGCATTGGCCAGAACCGGGTGTCGTGGTGGACGTGCAGGTACTGGAAGCCGATCACGTCGAGATCGTCATGGACGGGGCTGATGATCGGGGCCCAGGGCGGATTGGAGTTGCTGCGCCGGGTGACGTGGCGTGCGCAGGGGACGTTGTAGAAACGGCCGGGGACGACATCGACGGGGGAAGGGTTTGCGTCAAGGAAGGCCTGGAGATCGGCGGCGGTGTTAGCCACGGCGTTTCACCTCGTCGCAAGGCCAGCGTGCGGTCGTTGGGCCGGTATGAGCGCTGGCATCCTCCAGCCGGCTGACGCCATGCACGCAATACGCGCCCCAGCCGGGGGTGATGTCCGCCAAACCGGTGCGCTGCACAGCGGCCAGTCGGCGGCTGACCTGCGACTGGCTGCAGGCCCAACGGTTGCGCAGCTCCCTGGTGGCCAAGGTGCCGGGTTTGGCCCGCAGGTGGACCAGGGTGAGGTAGTCCAGCAGGGCCCGGTCGCTGGCCTGGCCACGCAGGGCCAGGAGGCGGCTGATGGGGATGATCACGTGGGCTCCTCCAGCAGCTTCTTCAACAGCGCATAAGTCTTTGGTGAGGATCCCTTGCCGCTGCGCCAATCCGGCGATTCGGCATCCATCAGGCTGCACAACTCATCCCAATGAGCAACGATGCGAGTCCAAGTCGGAGAGCAGCTCGCCATGTTCGGCAAGCACATCTCAATCACCGGCACTTGCTCCACCAGAAGGCGGCAGCGGCGCAGATCGGCGGGGTCGTATGGGTGATCGGCGGTTCCGCCGATGCCCATGATGTGAGCGACCATGGCGTTGCTGCTCAGGCCTCGTTCGCCCTTGAGGAGCCAGCAGGTGAGTGCGTCGAGTTGAGCCATCACGCCACCCTCCGCGGCGCGGCCGATTGCAACAGGTGGTCGTGACAAGCCCTGAAGCCGTCGTAGGTCTCGATGCCCTGCGTCAGCAGCACCTCCAAAGCAGCGGCAAGAATGAGGCAGGTCTCCGGGCTGCGTTGCTCATGGTGGGCGCGAGTGCTCTCACGGTGCATCGCCTGCACAGCGTTATGACAGGCGGTCTCGATCAGGTCGGTCATGACGCCACCTCCTCCTGCTTTTGCTCTACCGCCGGCAGCGTGCCGGTCGTGACCAGCTGGCGGAATGCAGCGGATTGGGCGGCCCTGGCGGCGGCCCAGGCGGCGGCCCAGGCGGCGGCCCTGGCGGCGGCCCTGGCGGCGGCCCTGGCGGCGTCCCTGGCGGCGGCCCAGGCGGCGTCCCTGGCGGCGTCCAATTCTTCATCCGTAGCCTCGCCGTTGGCGTG